GGGGTTGTGCTTAGTGCTTTCTTCTGGAGACGATTCAAAAACAAAGAAAACATAACTTTTTTCGATCCTAACGAAGTTCCAGATTTATACGAAGCATTCTATTCAAACTCTGACAAGTTTGAAGAACTTTACGTCAAATATGAAAAACGTAAGGATTTGCGTAAAAAGACTATGAATGCAGAAGATGTATTCAAGGGCGGTATATTAAAAGAAAGAACTGACACGGGACGTATCTATTTGGTATTCATAGATAATGTCATGAACCAAGGGCCGTTCGACCCAGAATACCATACAATTTATCAAAGTAACCTTTGCTGTGAAATTCTACTTCCTACTAAATCTTTTAAGCGTCTTGACGATCATAACGGTCGAATTGCACTTTGTACTCTGGGGTCCATTAACTGGGGCGCATTCCGAAACCCTGAAGATATGCGCAGAGCTTGCCGCATTCTACAGCGTAGCCTATGCAACATACTGGACTATCAAGATTTCTTAAGCATACAAAGTAAACTAAGCAATGATGAGATTAGTCCACTAGGCATTGGTGTAACTAATCTAGCATACTGGCATGCAAAGCGTGGCTACAAGTACGGCGAGAAAGAAGCACTACAAGATGTTAAGAGTTGGATGGAACATCAAGCATACTATCTAACAGAAGCCACAGTTGAACTTGCTAAAGAACGTGGCAAGTGTGTAGATAGTGATAAGACACGTTATGGTCAAGGTATATTCCCTTGGGAGTTACGTAGTAAAGGTGTGAACCAACTTGCAGACTTCAATACTGAATTGGATTGGGAACCACTAAGACAAGATATGTTAAAGTATGGGGTACGAAATGCAACGCTTATGGCCATTGCTCCTGTTGAATCTAGTAGTGTGGTTATCAACAGCACTAATGGCATTGAGATGCCTATGTCGCTTATCAGCACTAAAGAAAGTAAAGCAGGAAGTTTCACCCAAGTAGTTCCCGAATATACTAAATTAAAAAATAAATATGAATTGATGTGGGAACAGAAAGACTGTGATGGTTATCTAAAGACTGCCGCAGTATTAGCCGCATATGTAGATCAAAGTATATCAACCAACACATTCTATAATCCTGCGCATTTCACAGATCGTAAAGTTCCAACAACATTAATCGCTAAGAATTTGATGTTGGCACATAGTTGGGGACTAAAAACGTTCTATTATAGCCTCATCAATAAGGCTGGATCAAAATCAGTAGAAGAAAAACCATTAGCACAAGAAGTAGCAATATCAGAAGATGATGATTGCGAGTCTTGCAAACTTTAAGAAAGGATGATATAATGGCTTATAGCGCACAAGTGGTCGACCATTACGAGAATCCTCGTAATGTAGGCAGTTTTAGTAAAGATGATACAGATGTAGGCACTGGTATGGTCGGAGCACCTGCTTGCGGTGATGTGATGAAGTTACAGATAAAGGTAGATGATGTTACAGGTATTATTACAGATGCGAAATTTAAAACGTATGGCTGCGGATCGGCTATCGCAAGTTCGAGCCTCGTCACAGAATGGGTCAAGGGCAAAACCCTTGACGAAGCAGGACAACTCAAAAACAGTCAAATCGCCGAAGAACTAGCATTACCGCCAGTTAAGATACATTGCTCTATATTAGCAGAAGATGCTATCAAAGCAGCCGTAGAAGATTATAGGAAAAAACATTAAGTGTTGTATATAGAAGATAATTTTTTAGCCGATTCAGATTTCAAATCATTGAATGATGCGGCACTAAAGCACTCGACTAAAAAGCGTAATCTATATCAGGATAATAATGGTTGGTCAGAAGACTGTAGAGATTTAAAAAACAACTTAGTAATACCATTAGTAAAATTTGGTAAATGGCAAGAACCTATAATCGAACGATTAAAAGTGTTAGTAGAACAAATCGTAAAGCCGCATCCAACAATTGAGAATGTTTGGTTTAATTATGCACAAGGTGCATATCTAATACCTAGACATACTGACATACTCACAACAAATGATCCGGCGGATTTGATGAAGAAATCTTTTAAGATTTTTATCTATGCACATGAACAATGGGAAGAATCATGGGGCGGTAAATTGTGTTTTGATTCGCAAGAGATCGTACCAGTACCGAATAGATTAGTTATGTATACGATGGATGAAGCACATTGGACGACACCTATCACAACTGATGCATTGAGAATTTTTTGGGGCATCAGATTTGGACATGCCAAATAAAAGAGAACAAATATGAGCAAAGAACAATATAATTTAAAAACAAAAACAGATTACCTAAATCGCAAGATGTTCTTGGATCCACAGGGTCCTGTAACCATTCAACGATTTGAAGAAGTAAAGTATAACAAACTACAAAAGATTGAACAGACAGCACGTGGTTTCTTTTGGGTACCAGAAGAGATCAGTTTGACTAAAGATGCCAATGACTTTAAAGAAGCAAGTGACGCAGTAAAGCATATCTTTACTAGTAATCTATTACGCCAAACAGCACTTGATAGTTTACAAGGGCGCGGCCCCGCGCAAGTATTCACACCTATCGTTAGCCTGCCTGAATTAGAAGCACTAATGTATAATTGGAGTTTCTTTGAGACTAACATCCATAGCAGATCATATAGTCACATTATACGCAACATCTATAATGTTCCTAAAGAAGTCTTTAATACGATTCACGATACTAAAGAAATCGTTGATATGGCAAGTAGCGTTGGCAAGTATTACGATGACTTGCACAGATTAAATTGTCTGAAAGAAATTGCCGACCCAACAAAGGAAACAGTATTAGAACCAGTGCATATCAAAGCAATTTGGTTAGCACTCAATGCTAGTTACGCATTAGAAGCATTCCGCTTTATGGTATCATTCGCTACAAGTTTAGCAATGGTTGAGAATAAAATCTTTATCGGCAATGGAAACATCATCAGTTTGATTCTACAAGACGAACTATTACACAAAGAATGGACTGCTTGGATGATCAATCAAGTAGTCAAAGAAGATCCGCGATTTGCAAAAGCAAAACAAGAGTGTGAACAAGAAGTATATTTTATGTACTTAGATGTCATACGTGAAGAGAAAGAATGGGCTGACTATCTATTCAAGAAAGGATCAGTCATAGGCCTGAATGCGAATATCTTAAAAGATTTTGTCGATTATACTGCGGCAAGCGCATTAAAAGATATTGGTATCAAGTATCAAAATCCTGCTCCTAAGAGTACTCCTATACCGTGGTTCAATAAACATAGCGAGACTAGTAAGAAGCAGACCGCACTACAAGAAAGCGAAAGCACCAATTACGTCATCGGTGTGATGAGCGATCAATTAAATTACGACGACCTTCCGTCACTATAACTATAATAAAGGAGAATGAATATGAAGGCCCTTATATGGACTAAAGACCACTGCCCTTATTGTGTTCAAGCCAAAGCATTGCTTACACAAAAAGGGATAGAGATTGAAGAACGTAAGATTGGACATAGTTGGACAAAAGAACAACTATTAGAAAGCGTACCCACAGCACGAACAGTACCACAAATTTTCTTAGGTGAGGAATATGTAGGTGGGTTCGATGACCTTAAAAAGAGATTTGATCAGGAGAAATAAATGAATCTTAAGACAGATGAGACATACACATTTAAATTAAATAGCGGCGAAGAGTTAGTCGCTAAAGTAACAGAAGTCAGCGATAACTATGTATTGCTAGACACCCCGGTTTCTATAGCCCCGGGTCCACAAGGAATGGGATTGATGCCTAGTTTGTTCACCAACGACCAGCGTGGAAAAGTCAGACTAAATACTAGTAGCGTTTCATTAGTCGCGGATACTGAGGAATCAGTTAAGTTGAAATACCTCGAAGCGACTACAGGTATACAAGTACCTAGCAAGAAAATGATATTAGGATAAAATATGCCACAATTGAGTCGTAAGGGTGATAAAAATACTACAGGCGGTAAGATAGTTCGCGGCGCAAGTACTGTGTTTTGCAATAATATTCCTGTAGGTTTACATTCAAGCGACATCACACCGCATGAGCCTAAGAAAAATAAGAAGCCACACAATTCTGCAAAAACGACAGAGGGTAGTCCTACTGTATTTGCAGATGGAGATCCTGTATTAAGAGTAGGTAGCGGCAACACATGCGGACATAA